AGAATCTCAAGTTCCAGTCCCCGCGCAACGCCGTGAAACTGATGCCTTACTCCGCAATGTAACAACCCTTCCGCTTAGGAGATTTTGAATTATGGCTTCGCATCGTGACCCTCCTCCGTTCCGCCTGGGTGACACCCTCACGGGAACTGACGCGGACGGAAACTTGATTAACACAGAAGTGCTCGGAAAAGTTTACACCTTTCCGTGCTACAGTTCGGTTCCAACTGGTCCCAAACAACCGGCCCAGAAACGAACCGAAGGTGCCTTGTATGTCGTCGCTCTGCGGAACACCTCTGGTGTGACGCTGTACGGCAAGCGACTGGCTGCACTCGACACGACCACTGGCGGTAAAGCTGGTGTGACTGCCGTGACTGGCTATTCGAACACTCTCGCCCAGAATAACGTCGTGTTTATCGACGAGTTCATCGCGACCACTGGCGTGGCTGCGAACGACATTTTCTGGGGAGTGATCAAAGGCCCGGTGCTGGTTTCGACCTCTACGGTCGGGACCGACTTCAACGGTGACATCGCGATCGGTTCTCCGCTGGTTGCCGCGACGTCAGGTGCCACGACGGCATCAACGACTGCGGGTCGCATCTCAAATGTGACTCTGTGGGCGAACGCGACGACTGCGGCCCAGGCGACGCAGAACTTCAGCATGGCGACGAACATCGTTGCTGTGGCGATGTCTGCGAAGACGACCGCGAACACAAACGCCGACATTCTCGTGAATGCTTGCATTTCGAGAGTTTGGCACTAAATAACCACTAGGCTCCCTAGCCCGGTGTGTTCTGGTTGCGGGAGGGGCTGCGTAATCCCCTCCCGCTTTTTTGTTAAAAAGCGACAAATGCAATCCAGTGGTAATCTCGGGGAAAGTGTTTTTGCCACTGGAAAGGAAAGTTGATGCCTACCAAGAAAAAGCTGTCGGTCTTGTTTTATCATTTTGTTTACTCTGGAAACAGCGGTGGGATGACAGAGATATCCCAAATCCGCAAGTGGGCCACACGAACTCTGGTTCGGGCAAAAGAAGACCCTCGGATTTCTGAGGTTCACGAGATCAGCAAGAGCGATACGCCGATTACGATGGTTCGGAACGAGGCAATCCTGCGTGCTCGACAGCTAGGCGTCGATGTGTTGGTGTTTATCGATTCGGACAACGATCCAATTCTTCACGAGAACGACCCGTGGTTTAAGCCGTTTTTTGAGACGGCGTTCGACAAGATTTACGACCACTACGACAAAGGTCCGCTGGTTATCGGTGCGCCTTACTGTGGTCCGCCCGACGGGACGGAAAACGTCTATGTCTTTTACTGGGAGAACAACGGGATCCGCGATGACTCCACGCAGTTCAAGCTGGAGCAGTATCCGAGGCAGTGGGCGGCGCAGATGTCAGGTATCCAGGAATGCGCGGCGTTGCCGACTGGGTTGATCATGTTTGACATGCGTATCTTCGATCTGATGGAGCCGAGTAAGCGATCGAAGCGTCAGGTTCTGGAAGATTTTCGTGACGGAAAGATTGACATTGAAGAGGCTCAGCGTGAGATCACGGAAGGTTGGTTCTACTACGAGTGGAAAGATGGCTACGCGGCTGAAAAGGCATCGACGGAAGACGTGACATTCACCAGGGACGCATCTCTGATCGGGATGCAGAAGTTAGGGTACAACCCGGTGATGTGTGCGTGGGACTCCTGGGTCGGGCATGTGAAGCCGTGGAACGTAGGCAAGCCGTCTTATTACGGAACGGAACAGATTGGCAACTGCTTTAAGCGAGCCGTGCTTGAAGATCGTTCCGTTCATGATCGCCGCATCAACATGAGTGTTGACGAGAAGGTGGCGTCTCGCTGGGACTGGGGTGGCGTTGAGGATCTCTCGGACAAGTAATGGCCGACGCAGAACTGATTATCGGCACTGGAGGGGTTGACGACGGGGTGCGCGAGTGCCCCGTGTGTCGGGTTAGAAAGCCGTTGACGGAACAGTTCTTCAACAAGGATTTCTATGGCCCGCAGGGATTTCGGGCTATGTGCAAGGATTGCCGCAACCAAGAGCGAAAGAAGGAAAAAGAGAAGAAGGACAAGCGGCGGGTTGAGGCTGCGATTGAGCTGACAAAAAAGAACGTCCTTCTCAACAACTCGTCCACGAAAGCATCTGGATCGGAACTCGCTGCCGCTGTGCTTGAGATGTTCGGTGGCGTGACTGGGTTTATCACAAGTCTTCACGAAGACTATCTCATGTCTCCTCCTGGTACGCCGGTGAGACACAAAAACATGGCTCTTATGGTTCAGATTGTCAGCAACGCAGCCAAGGATATTCCAGCCGAGGATCCGTCCAAGTTGACAGACGATGAGTTAAGAGAGCGAATCCGGTTTATCGCTCACCAGGTTGAGGTGAACGATGCCCGGTGACCCACTAAACCCGAGATACAAGCCGCCGTGGTCTGGTCGCAGCAAGGATGAACTCCGGTCGCTGCTGTCCGAGCACGACAGACGGAAGATGGAGTCGCTGCGTCTGTATGAGCCTCTGCCGTTTCAGCAGGCTTATCACGAGAGCAAGTTTCGCGAGACGATACTCCTTAAAGCAACGAGGGCTGGCGGATCTATTGCTGGTTTCGTGGAGGATGCTCGCGCTGCGTTGGGTTGTGATCCACAAAACAAGTACCCAAAAAAAGATGGAATTATTCTGTGTGTTGGATGGGGCGAAGGTCATATCGGTCGTGTGATCCACAGAAATCTGTTCCGTCCGGGTGTTTTTTCGATCATCAAAGATTTGAACACAAAAGAGTATCGCGTGTTCCGCCCGTGGCCACGAGATGAGGATTGGCCACGGGGAAGTTGCCGGTTTGGTGACGAAGGCCGGGAGAACGAGTCGGAACCCGCGCCACCGCTGATTCCGAGACACCGCATCAAAGGTAAAATTGCGTGGCTCAAGAGGTCGCATCATATCTTTGCAAAGGTTGAGCTTGATACGGGATGGGTGATCTACGCCGCAAACAGCGCGGGAGATCCAGAGCAGTATCAAGGGTTCGACGTAAACCTCTATCACATTGATGAGGATATTGACCGACCCGGTTGGTACACAGAAGCGACTTCGCGCACACAGAAGGTGGGTGGGTTCTTGCGGTGGACGGCTATGCCACACGGCAGAAACACGGAGCTGATCTCACTGGTGCGACGGGCCAAAGAGCAAGAGGGTCAGCCAGACCAAATATCCAAGTTGCTCACCGCGACGATGTACGACAATCCGTTCTTGCCCAAAAAATCCGTCAAGGAGAATGAGCGGATATGGAAGGAGATGGGCGAGGATGTTTTCCGTCAACGCGCGTTGGGGGAACTGACGACAGACTCTGTGCGAGTCTATCCAACATTTTCCAAAAGCATTCACAATTTCAGAGTTTACAGCCATCCTGCGGCAAAGATTCTTCAGGAAAGAATGGGCCAACCACCTGCGGAGTGGTGCCGATATCTTTCAGTCGACCCTGGGCACGCCGTGTGTGCGGCCAACTTTTTTGCGGTTCCACCGCCAGAACTAGGCGACTTTATTTACCTCTATCAAGAGGTGTATATCAAGCAGGCCACCGCTGCGATGTTCGGTGAGTGGGTGAAGCGATACGCCAAGGACGACTCGTTTCAATCGTTCATTATCGACGCGCATGGCGGTGCGCTACGAGAAATTGGAACGGGGATCACCCCAAGGGAGCAATACTCAATCGCGTTGGATAATCACGGACTGAGAAGTGCCGAAACTGGAACGGCGTTTATTTCCGGTTCAGATAACATCGCAGGCCGAGAGGAAGCGTTGAGAAACTGGCTGTCCATCAGGCCGGACGGAACGACCAAACTGATGGTCAATATCGATACATGCCCAAACTTTTGTCGCGAGATGGAAGGGTTTTTGAAGAAGTTCCAGGAACAGGGCGGCGTCAAGGTTGTGGTCGATGAAGGAAATCGTCGATTCAACACTCATAGCGTAGAAGCCACTGAATACGCTGCGGCGCATGGATGCCGTTACGTGGCACCAAAGAAGAGCGTTGTGAGCATGACCTGGGCGGAACAGATGATCGCGGAGACTGCGGCACGTCGTCGCAACAGGATGGCTCAAGGTGGGCCACCTTGTATCACATTAGGACCAACTGGAGCGAAATAGATGCGAGAACCTTTTGATATGCCGACCGTGACACTCGGCGAGACTGTTATTTATTGGCCAGGTGGCGTGCGTGAGACGGGGCGTGCCGAGGTTGGGGATGTGATTGGCATTTCACCCACAGGTCGGTCCGTGAACCTGCGTCTTGCTCGCGGGGAGTCAAAGTATGGTGTTCGCCACATCAATGACCCACGACTCAAGGAGAACGACGAAATGCGTGCCGAAGGGTCTTGGGAGTTCACTGAGCAACATCGGCTAGTTTCGCAGATGAAAGATGACATTGAGTCACTGAAGAAAGCCGTGTCTGACTTGACGCAGCCCCCATTCGACGCATCTAGCAAAAAACCCAAATAACGGAGTCGCCTCATGGCTGGGCAAGACGATACATCGCACTTCGACGGAATGAGTTTGAGGCTCAAAGGCAATCATCCCACGAAAGGGCTGGTAGGCGAGTGGCTCAGCTTGCTGAAGCACGCGGAAGAAGTGAAGAAGCAGCTTTTCGGTCAATACGCCCGAGAAGCAATGAGCTTCTTTGACTCCGCTCACAACTTTATGTGGCACCAGGATTACGCCGCGTCAAACCAGGGGTTTCTGTCCCAAGACGGGCACGGAGCCACTGGAATGCCGACATTTAGGATGACCTGCAACCGCGTCTTCGAGGCGGTTGCGCTAATCGGTCCAGCCCTGTATCACCGCAACCCAAACATCACCGTCACACCGTTCACCCCGCCGATACTGACTCCAGAGGAGCTTGGTATCCATGTGGGCGGAGGAGATGAGGCAGCAGATGCGTACGCACAGCAGGTCATGGAGATGCAGGCGATTGATCGCTCTGATGATGCTGTACGGGCGAAGCTGAAACAGTATTTCCTGAACCGCATCCAGCAGACATCCAACAAGAAGTTTGAAAGTCGGCAAGCAATCGACGAGGCGGTAATCAAGGGGCTTGGCTTGATGGAAACAAGGCTTTTCCAGCCAGCACACGCCAAGATCAAATTCCCGATATCGTCGTACATTTCGTGTGACGATTTCCTGCAAGACCCCGACGCCAAGTACCGCAAGGATCGCCAGTGGATCGCGATCAAGCGGACAGAGGCTGTCAACCTTGTAGAGCGGAAGTATGGGCTTCCAGACAGGACGCTGCGAGGAAATTTACAGTCTGTCCAGGCTCAGAATACGCGACTGGGTCAGGCTGAGGCCGGAAAAAACAAGAACGACTCGTCTAGCTACGACCTGATTGAGTATTGGGAGATCTACTCGAAAAACGGGATTGGCCAAAGACTGCGGTCGTACGCCGGGAAGTCCTTAAAGTCCGAGATCGACCTGAGCCAGTTCGGCGAATACTGTTATCTCGCCGTGGCCCAGAATGTCCCGTTCCCGCTCAACATTCCGTCGAACATGCTTGAGGGGGACTCAGAGTCGCTGTTGGCAAGAACACAATGGAGCGTGCCGTACTGGTCAGAGCCTTATTCGTCTGGCGGTTGGCCGGTGTCTGAACTCTCCTTCTTCACAACGCCCGATCATGCGTGGCCAGTTTCTCTGATCAAGCCAGCGATCGGGGAGTTACGATTCATTAACTGGTGCATGTCGTATCTTGCCGACAAGGTGGCATCGAGTTGCACGACCTACATTGCCACCCTGAAGTCGGCAGCAGAGGAAATCAAGCAGCAGCTCGTCGGTCAGAACGGCCCAT